GGGGGGGTATAAGGTGGAGCCGGTAGAAATGGATATATGTCCATGCATAGTCGCAGGATACTCCCACGGGACGGCAAGCTTTGGAATCCCTTATGTGATGGTAATTGATTATGAAAAAAGAATTTGTGGCGATATCAATGATCAACAGGGAGATAATCGTCAAACTCGTGGGGGGGGTATGTCCCGCAATAACGACAACATACCAGCATGGGTTCAATTACATCCCGAAAGGCGGGGTGATGGTGACAGAGGATGATCAGGATACGGAACGCGACAAAGAACGGATACCTCGAGATCATTGAGGGGGGGGTGCTGGACCTGGCATTCCCCGAGAGCAGGACAAGGAGAGGACGCGTGATAGATGAAGGAAGGACGGCACCTACCCTGGACACAGGGTGCCAGGTGGGAACAGTAATAGTCGATGACTGTTACAAGAGCAGACCACCGAGATTTTATGAGGGGGGGGCACCGACATTGAGAGGCAACTGTGGCGGGCTGAAGACCATAGTGCAACCCTGTTTGACACCGGACAGGCTGAACAAACGACAGAACGGAAGAAGGTTCAAGGAAGACGGAGAGGAGAGTTTTACTTTGACAGGACAGGACAAACACGGAGTCCTGCTGGATGATGGCAGGAGAGTGAGGATAAGGAAACTAACACCGAAGGAGTGTTTCAGGCTCCAGGGATGGACGGACGACTACTTCGAGAAAGCAAAGATAGTCAACTCGGACAGTCAGTTATATAAACAGGCGGGCAACGGAGTGACCGTCAGTGTCATATATGAGATTGCGAAAGGATTCAGGACGGATGAAGGGGAACAGGGAATTATGGACAGCCCTCAGGCAGCTCAAAAAGAATAAGGCGATCACACCGAAAGAGTACGGAGTCTATAAGGGGCAGATACTCTCCGGTGATGAGGAAGGGGCGCTGAAAGGGCTTATGAGAAAAGGTCTGGTGAGGTATGAGTATACCGATTAAGGGAGACACAGATGCCGAGTGACAAAGAATTCAAATGCCCATTCTACGGCTCACACAAAAAGAAGAAGAGGCTGACCTGCGAGGGCGGCACAGGAATAACCTTTCCCGACCATCTGGCTGCGGAGAGGTATTTCTGCCTCTACTGTACGTCCGGGAAGGGCTGGGAATCGTGCTCAATCGCAGAGATGCTTAATGAATACTACGAAAGGAAATACGAACGATGAACTATCAGAAAGAACTGGAACATCTCCAGAAGAAGTATGACCGGCTGGTCGAAAACTATGGTGCCGTGTATGGCCAGCTCCACAACGAGAGGAAGAAACTCAAGGAGACACTGGACGGAGCAGCAGAACTCAGAAGGCTCGTTGATGCGGTGTTCGGTGCCCTGGCACTAAAGTTCGGAGAGGGGGACTCTAAGGCACTGAAGATGGAGAAACTTGATGTAAACAAGATATCCTCGCGTGCCGAGTGGGATGAGAACGGAGACTACATCATCTACCCGAGGGAGATCACGGATGTAGATGTGGAAGGGGAAGAAGATGGACGAGTTAATCAATAAAAAAGACGCTTTGAAATGGTGTCACGAAGAAGAATGGCACACTCCCGACGAGAGGTGGAGACCCGAAAGCGAATACGGTGAGTATATAAAGGCTCTGCCTACGGTGAATATCGACCTATCAGCCTACTCAGACAAATTATGGAAGCTGGCTTACGAGAGAGGGAAAACAGAGAGGGAAAAGGGAGAATGGGTAAATGGAAGATGTTCTGTATGTGGGGCACACAAACCTATGTCAGAAATTGTATTCAGGGGCAAAGTATTGTGGGCAGAACCTAATGAATTTAACTTCTGTCCACACTGTGGAGCAGATATGAAAGCAGATTATTGTGATGACACTCGCCCGGATTATGGTGCAGATATGAGAGGTAATGCCAATGAATAATGGAGTTAGAAGGTGCGGTAATACTTGGATGTATTGCAGCGGTAATTGTAGCAGTTGTCCATATAATACGACAACCGCAGTAGACAGTACACCGCTGAAAATGTCGGGAATTGCTGATGCAAAAACTGTTCAATACGTTGAACTTTCGCAAGAAATGATAGATAAGATTGCCGATGCGGTAGTAAGGAGAATTAAAGATGAGCGTACTGATTAAAAATGTCTGCGATTTTTGCGGAAAAGAAACCGAAAGCAAAGACTTCTACAAAGTTAAAGTTAAAAGCGATAGTTTTGTAACTTATGTAAACTTTGACTCTTTAATGCCTGATCGCCAGTCATTTGATATTTGTCGAAAATGTGTTGAAGAATTTAGAAATTGGCAACGGCGCCAACAGTAATAGAAAGTGAGAAGCGAGATGTGGAACAGGAACGGAAACAGGGGTAAGTACGGCGCATCCAAGACCCCGAGGGAGATAGAGGGCAGGATAGTCGTTTTTGACTCGAAAAAAGAGGCAAAACGCTACGATCAGCTCGCAACCCTACAATCATCAGGGAAGATAAGGGCACTCGAATTACAGCCCAAATATGAGCTCCTGCCAGGGTTCGTGGGATGCGATGGAAAGAAGGTCCGGGCGATCATGTACAAGGGAGACTTCGAGTACGAGGAACTCCAGGAAGACGGAACCTGGAAACTCGTGACAGAAGATGTAAAAGGCATGAGGCCGCCTGAGTACAGGATGAAGGCTAAGATGTTTGAATACATGACCGGAAGGAAGATAAGGGAGACCTGAAAAGGCCTCTCTTTTATTTTTGGCCTCTGGTACTTTCATAGCCACAAACATATGTTCTATAATGCAGGTATGCAGGAGACCAAGTATGACACAATGGTTGCCCCAAGACTCGAGGAGATAGGGGAGATGGCGAGGAAGGGCATGTCACTGCATGCGATAGCCAAATCACTCGGGATAGGCAAGACCTCTCTCGACCGGTACAGGCACGAACATAAGGACCTCGCCAACATCCTCGGCTCTCTCCATAAAAACAAGGGGCATACAAATAATCCTAACGGAAGGCCGAAGACACCAGAGGATGTCAAAGAGGCCTTCAGGTCATACACAAAAGAAGCTCTCGAGATACTCGTCCGGATCATGCAGGACGAGAACCAGAAGGCATCAGACAGACTAAGGGCGGCCGACTCCATCCTCGACAGGGGGTGGGGAAAGCCGTACCAGCAGATACAGCTCGATGAGCAGAGAGAGAAGACCATCAACGTAAAGCTTACCGATGACATGAAAGAGTGGCTGTGCTGATGGAACTGACATTTGAGAAGCCTAACCCTAAACAGGAGATAGTGCTGAAAGACCCTCACAAACATGTGGGCTTCGGTGGAGCCAGGGGTGGGGGCAAGAGCTGGACCGTGCGGACGAAGGCGATCATCCTCTGCCTGGGGTTCCCGGGTATCAAAGTGATGATAATCCGTAAAACCTACCCTGAGCTCACCGAGAACCATATCGAGCCGCTGAGGACTAAGCTGATGTGCGGTACGCCTGACGCGATCGCCACTTACAACGATTCGAAGAAGGTGATGACCTTCCAGAACGGCTCAAGGCTGCTCTTCGGCTACTGTAACTCAGAGAGCGATGTCGACCGGTACCAGGGCACAGAGGTCGATGTCATGTTCCTCGATGAGGCGACACTCCTGAGCGAGACACAGATAAAGAAGCTCACGGCCTGCGTCAGAGGTGTAAACAGTTATCCCAAAAAGATATTCTACACCTGCAACCCTGGCGGCAAGAGCCATGCGTTCATCAAGAGGCTCTTCATTGACAGGAAGTTCACCGACCTGGAAGACCCTGACGAGTATTCATTCACGCAGAGCCTGGTCTATGACAATGCTGCGCTGATGGAGAGCAACCCCGACTACATCAAACAGCTCGAGGCACTCCCTGAACAGCTCAGGAAGGCGTGGCTGTTCGGTGACTGGGACGCATTCATCGGCCAGGCATTCGAGCTGAAGGATGATCCGTCACACTATGATGACAGGCTCTGGACACACGTCATCAACGGCTTCCAGATACCATATGACTGGAAAATATGGTGCTGCATGGACTGGGGCTTCGCAAAGCCGTTCGCCGTGTACTGGGCAGCCATCCAGCCGGGACCGAGCAAGAGGATGTACCTGATCGCCGAGTACTACGGAACGACAGGCGAACCCAACACAGGTGTCCAGCTCGACCCGCATGAGGTAGCCAGGAACATCAGGGAGATGGAGAAGACCAACCCGCTGCTCTCGGGCAGGAAGATATTCCGAGTGGCTGACCCTGCCATATGGGGAACACAGACAGGCGCTTCCGTCGGCAACATGTTCGAAGAGGAAGGCGTGGTCTTTGAAAGGGGAAATAACGACAGGCTGTCAGGAAAGATGCAGATGCACTACCGCCTGAAGTTCAATGAGGACGGCATACCGCTGCTCTATGTCTTCAGGAATTGCAGGCATTTCATCCGCACCCTGCCGACACTCATATATGATGAGAAGCGCGTGGAAGACATCGACACAGAGGGCGAGGACCACGCATACGATGCGGTAAGGTACCTTCTGATGAAGGACCCGGTAAACCCGGCAAAGAAACCGAGACCGGAACCGAAACCGTGGAACCCTCTGGACACAGACAACTACTCCGACAGGAGATACGATTTCTACAGGTTTTAATTTATGGGAGAAACCATTGTTATTGCGGGAACTGAATACCCAAACGTGCCGAGCATAAACATTCCAAAGTCAGGCGGAGGAACCGCGTCATTTATTGATGTATCGGACACGACTGCGACAGCAGAAGATGTCATTGCAGGCAAGTATTTTTACACGGCTGCAGGAGTAAAGACCGAAGGCACAGGAACTGGTGGCGGTGGGGCGGTAAAGGATTTCGTAATACGCCCTGACGCTGAACTCATACAGACTTGGAGTGCGGACGAATTGATAGTAGCCGATTTAGGCTTGACGATACCTGCATATAAGACAACTGCGCAAACCATCAAGACGGGACTTGGGCTTACACCTTCCATTGTGATGGACAGAGATAATTACAACTACTATGTGACGATGCGAGGCTTGGCTATTCCAATCTATAACACCGAAACAAAAGAAAAAGGTAGATGCGACTATGGAGCAACTGCGTATCTTTATGAGGTAGTTGATGTACCCGCAAATGAAATAAAGACAATTGATGGAAGTGAAACCTACACTTCAGCAAACCGAACAGTTACAGCAAACGGCTCTGCAGGTAGAGAAGTTTATTGGACATCGGCAACAGCGATTGCGGTAGCAAATAACGCTACTTACGGGGCGTATGTGACGGGGCAAGCACCCACTATTACGACGAATCTTGTATGCAAAGCACCGATTTACGGCATTAGAGGTAATACAACTTATATGACTTCTTCGGCTTGGGGCAAAATAACCGATATACGGGTACAGTATGTAATACAAGCATGGCGTGCACCGAAGGGCAACGTAGACGGATGGGGCTTAACCACGTCAATCCGCGCTGTTCATGAGGATGTGCGGAACGGAGGAAACCTTAACTAATGGCAGTATCAAAAGTTATTTTGAATGGCACAACTTTAATAGACGTGACGGACGACACCGTCAATGCGAGCAATCTCCTCGCAGGAGAAACCGCCACGAGGAATGACGGAGTAGAGGTTACTGGAACGTATACACCACAAGCAAACCCACAAGGAGATATAAAGGAGAAGCAATGATAACGAGAGGAACTACACCGACCATAACATATACTTTCAGGACAGTGAACCCTGCCACCATCCTCGAATCGGATAAGGGAGCCATCCTCAGCATCAGGCAGGGCTCCGTGCTCATCCTGAAGGGGACAGATGACATGCATATAACAGCGGCCACGTCCACAGCACCGGCAACCGCCTACTGGGAGCTGACAGAGGACGACACGCTGAAGCTCCGTCCGGGACTTGATGCAGAGGTCCAGCTCAAGTACCAGTCGCAGGGCAAGACCTATGCGACAAAGAAGGAAAAGGAACATATCGACGACATCATCTTCGAAGGCTGGACCATACCTGCCGAGGACGAAGGGAACACGCTCCCGGATATCTCCAGCGAAGGGCAGGACAACCATGAAGGCAGCGGTTCAACAGGTACACACCCGCTTCCGGGTGACGGAGAGATAACTCCCATAGGGGGTGAGACGGAATGAGTGAAGTGCTCATCCACCAGGGCGACTACAAGCTCACGAGTATGATGGAAGGCGACGTATCTGTCGACCTTGACTATGACGGAGAATACGGCAAGTACATTCCGGTCGAGATAGCCCAGGCATACACCGGCACAAGGACGGTAACGCCCACGGAATCGGTGCAGATTCTGGACACGACAGGCCTGCTCATGCCTGGCAACGTCACAGTGCAAGCGATACCAACGAACTATGGCAGGATCACATTCAATGGCAGTGTGATCACCGTATCATAGAGGAGAAAGAACAAATGGCAAAAAATGTAATCATAAGAGGCGTTACATATCCTGATGTCCCATCCGTAGAGATTCCACTGGCAGCAGGCAGCGGCAATGCGGTATATACCGACACATCCGATGCAACTTTAAGTGCAGCGTCCCAGTTATTGGACGGCATCACGGCGTATGATGCCGAGGGCGTGAAGATAACTGGCTCCATCGCCAGCAAGAGTTCCGCAGACCTGACAGTATCAGGCGCAACAGTAATAGTGCCTGCTGGCAATTACAGCACCCAGGCAAGTAAGAGCGTCGCATCAGGTTCTGTAACGGCACCAGCGAGCATTTCGGGAACAAGCGCAACAGTTAGTACTGGCACAAACACCCTGACCCTTTCAAAAAGCGTGAGTGTTACACCGAATGTTACAACCGCTGGTTACATCACAGCGGGAACGGCTGGAAGTTCATCAGTAAGCCTGACCGCAAGTGTGACCACAAAGGCCGCTGCCACCATCACACCAGGAACAAGCGCACAGGAGATCGCTGCTGGCACATACCTGACAGGAAAGCAGACCATTGCGGGTGACTCCAACCTGGTGTCAAGCTCAATTATTTACGGCAAATCTATCTTTGGTGTGCCTGGCGGTGTTCAGGTGCCTGTCATTTCACAGGATTCACAGACAAAGGTACTGACCATTTCATGAGGGGGAAGGACAATGGAACTCGCAAGCGCGATCATCGGCATTGTGGCGGCAGTGCTCGCTTCATCAGGTTTCTGGGCATTCATGATGAGCAGGAAGGACAGAAAGAGCTCCCAGGCAAGGATGATCCTCGGGCTCGGGCATGACCGCATCATCATGCTCTGCAAAAAGTATATAGAGCGGGGGTTCATCACGGCTGATGAATATGAGAACCTCTATAACTATCTATTCGAGCCATACGAGAAGATGGGCGGCAACGGCTCAGCCCAGAAGCTCATGGACGAGGTTAAACATTTACCCATAAGAGAGGGATAAAGCATGGGACTTATAGACAGATTATTAGGACGCAAAGAAGACGAGATGCCTGAGGCAGTACCTGAGACAGTGGCGGACACCATCCCTGTCAAGCCTGACAAGGAGCCCATAAGGCCGCAGCTTCCGATCACAGAGGACACGGTAGCGAAGGGCATCGAGCTCCTTCAGAAATATAAATCAGGCAAGCAGCACCTGGAACAGCGCCTCATCGAGGATGAGGAATGGTGGGAGCTCAGGCACTGGGAAGTCATCAGAAGGGGCAAGGAACAGCAGTTCGATTCCAACGGAAAGCCTGTCCCTGAACTTCCGAGGCCGACCAGCGCATGGCTGTTCAACGCGATCACCAGCAAGCATGCTGACGCGATGGACAACTATCCTGAACCGCAGGCACTGCCGAGGGAGAAGAGCGATGAGCAGAGCGCAAAGATGCTCACGGAAATACTCCCGGTCGTGCTGGACAGGAACGGATTCAAGAAGACGTATTCCGACAACTGGTGGGAGAAGCTCAAACACGGAACTGCTGCCTACTTTGTTTATTGGGATAACAAGAAGGAACACATCGGCGACATCGGCATAGCCCGCCTCGACATGCTCAACCTCTACTGGGAACCGGGCATCGAGGACCTGGAACAGTCAGCGAACATATTCATCACTACCCTGGTCGATATCGACAGGCTGAAGGAACAGTACCCTGACGTTAACGTGTCCACAGGCAACGCCATCAACGCCGCAAGATATAACTACCAGGAGAACATCGACACGACCGACAAGGCCGTAGTGGTCGACTGGTACTACAAGAAGATGAACGCCGAGGGCAAGGCAACGGTACAGTACATCAAGTTTGCCGGAAGCTCGGTGCTCTATGCTTCCGAGAATGACGCGGAGTATGCCGAGAACGGATTCTATGACCACGGCAAATACCCGGTCATCCTCGACGTGCTCTATCCTGAGAAAGGGACACCTGCCGGATTCGGCCTGATCGCCATCTGCAAGGACCCGCAGCTCTACATAGACGCTCTGGCAGGAGACCTTCTGACATCGGCAAGGATGAGCATCACGCCGAGATGGATCATGAGCGAGTCTACCGCTGCCAATGAAGAAGATTTCTTGGACTGGAGCAAACCTATCGTAAAGGTGGCTGGCGAGCTCGGTGATGAGAGGATAAGGCAGATAATCGTCCAGCCGCCGTCAGCGATGTACACCGACCTGATGGACCAGAAGATCACCGAGATGAAGGAGACATCCTTCAACCGTGACTTCACGACAGGCTCGACAGCTTCAGGCGTTACCTCAGGCGCAGCCATAGCGGCGCTCCAGGAAGCAGGAAACAAGGCCTCAAGGGATATGATCGACGCATCATACCTTGTCTATACAAAGATAATGGAGATGTGCATCGAGCTGATGAGGCAGTTCTATACTGAAGCAAGGCCGTTCAGGATAGTTGCACCGAACGGATTCGACTACCAGATGTTCTCGAATCAGATGCTCCAGCAGCAGATAGCAGGAGTCGATTCCTTTGGTAACCAGCTCATCCGCGAACCGGTCTTTGACATAAAGATAAAGGCGATGAAGAAGTCACCGTTCTCCAGGATGGAAGAGAACGAGAGGGCCAAGGAATTATACCAGATGGGATTCTTCAATCCCCAGAGGGCACAGGAAGCCCTCGGAGCCCTGGAGATGATGAACTTCGAAGGCATCGAGAAAGTGCGCGACAGGGTACAGCAGGGAGAGACCCTGCTCAACCTTCTCCAGCAGTACCAGATGCTGATCGCCCAGCTCACCGGGCAGATGGGAATGCCGATGCAGGCACCGGGAGCCCCACAGGGCGGCGCACCGGGGCAGGCACCGGGGCAGGACAGCATGGGCATGGGCGAGGTGATGGAGTCCCAGAGCAAGGGCAGGACACCTTACATGGAACGCCTCGCAAAGAATTCAAAACCTGATATCAACGCCATGAAGGGAGCCAACGTATGACACGGATAGAAGTCCATAAGAAGGGCCCTTCCGTAAGGCTCACCGTCAGGGAACATGCGACCGGCAGCAGGGACGTATGCACAGGCATATCGGTGCTCTGCTGCACACTGGTCAACTACCTCGCATCGAGGGGACTGGAGACTAAGGCGCTTACCGTGTCGAGCGGATTCGTGAATATCGAATTCAGCGCCGATAAGGCGGCAGAAGAGGTGTTTGATGCCATAGCCTTAGGACTTAATGCCATAGCAAAGAAATCCCCGAATTTCGCCGAATATGCTTCTTATTCGGAACCATAAGGATGATGGGCACACCATCGTGCCATCACATACATGAATGCGACTTGGCGCTTTGTACCATGAATAACAGAGGGAGAGATTTATGACAGACCTTTTAATGATCTACGGCCTTTTCGAAGGAGAAGGCGGCGGCGACGGAGCCGCGATGGGCGGGGCACCTGAAGAGGGTGCCGGAAACGAGCCGGTGTACACCCCCCGGCACATGAAGAAGGAAAAAGCGGGCGAGCTTGACAACGTGGTATACGGACAGCAGGAAGCTGAACCACAGGCGCAGGCACAGGAAGGGGATGCCGCCGGTCCCGACCAGAAGGACGAAAGGAAAGCCTATGACGAACTGATCAAGGGCAAGTACAAGGACTTCTACACACAGGATACGCAGAAGATGATCGACCGCAGGTTCAAGGAGACAAAGGGTCTCGAAGAACAGGTCAAGCAGCAGAAGGGTATCATCGACCAGCTCTTAGACAGGTACAAGGTAAGTGACCTTGAGGCTCTGCAAAAGGCGCTCGATGACGACAATGCGTACCTGGAAGACGAAGCTTACGAGAATGGGATGACGCTCGAGCAGTACACCAATTACAAAAAGCTCGAGAGGGAGAACAAGGCGCTCCTCGAATCCCAGAAGGCTGAACTCGAGGCAAGGGACAGGGCAGCAAAGCTGGAAGACTGGGCAAGGCAGGCGGACGCGCTGAAAGCCAAATACCCGAACTTCAATCTTGAGGCAGATTCCCAGAACCCCACCTTCGTCAGCATCCTCGCAAGCGGAGTACCGATGGAGTTCGCATACAACGCTATCCACGCGGGAGAGATGGCACAGAACGTGGCATCGGCCGTGGCACAGCACACCGAACAGACAGTGGTGAACAATATCCGTTCCAGGGGCATGAGGCCCGCAGAGAACGGCGCGAGCTCCGGTTCAGGCCTTATCGTGAAGACAGATGTCAGCCAGCTATCCAAGGCTGACAGGAAAGAAATAGCAAGAAGGGCCAGAGCAGGCGAAAGGATAGTCCTTTAAGCCTGCGGAAGGCGGAAAGGAAAACCACATGAATCTTTTTATGGTATATGACCTGTTCGACAGTGTCATCAATACAACCGGCGCAATCACAATCACAGGCAATGACGCTATGTCACCTACAATGCGCCAGTACTACTCAATGCACCTTATTGACAACGCCGTTCCTGAGCTGGTACACGACCAGTTCGGCCAGAAGGAGCCTATCCCTAAGGGCAACGGCAAGAGCGTAAACTTCCGTAAGTTCAGCCCGCTGCCAAAGGCACTCACTCCTCTGACAGAAGGCGTAACACCTGACGGCCAGGCGCTCAGCATGACCAAAAAGGAATGCGAAGTACACCAGTACGGCGGTTATGTAATCATCACCGACATCCTTGACCTGGCAGCAGTCGACAACGTGCTCCTCGGAGCAAACGAGCTGCTCGCTTCCCAGGCAGGACGTACCCTGGACACTGTAGTCCGTGAGGTAATCAATGCAGGCACACAGGTAGTTTATGCAGGCGGAGCATCAGGAAGGGCAAACCTGAGCGGCAAATACCTTACAGTAGACGATGTCAGAAAGGCTGTAAGACAGCTCAAGGTAATGAACGCCAAGAAGATCAACGGCCACTATGTAGCCATCATCCATCCGGACTGCGCTTACGACATCAAGAACGACATTAAGTGGGAAGCAGTCAAGGATTACGATCCTGAAGACTGGTACGAGGGCGAGATCGGACGTATCGAGGGCGTAAGATTCGTTGAGACCACAGAAGCTAAGATTTTTGCGAACAATGTTCATTCAACACTGGTACTCGGTGCCAACGCATATGGTTCAACCAACCTCGAGGGCGGTGGCCTTGAGTACATCTTCAAGGGCTTCGGTTCAGGTGAGGACCCACTGAACCAGAGACAGACATCAGGCTGGAAGGCTACAAAGGCAGCCATCATCCTGAGCGAGGAGAACCTCGTAAGAATCGAGTCCGACTCAGCATTCACTTCTGCTGCAAACTAATCCACAGACAAGAGAGGCCTCTCCGGAGGCCTCTCCCCTAAAACGAAAGGAGAGGCCAGACATGGCAGAGACAAAGAAAAAGAACACAGAGAAAACCCTCAGAGAGGACGCTGTCCTGAGTGACGAGAGCCTCACCGTAAAACCGGGCGAGGCCGAGATTCCGCCACAGCCGAGAGAAAAAGAAACCATTTACGATGACGCTTACTACAACGAGAGAGTGCCTTTTGAAGCCTTCTATGACGGAGACAGATACAAGGACGACATCTTCGTCAGCGTCAACGGAGAAAGCTTTCTCATCAAGAGGGGCGAGAAGGTGATGATCCCGAGGAAGGTCCTGGAAGTGCTCCAGAACTCAGAAGAACAGAAACGAGCGACAGCCAGGATGATCGCCAAAGAGGAACAGAAGTTCAAGAACATGTTCAAATAAGAGAAAACTGAACACTTACCACGACAACTAAACCTCGTGACATGGCACGATGCTATGGGAGAAAGACTCCCACAGCGGAGTGCCTTTGTTTTTAAGGAGATATATATGCAAGTATTACCTGAAGACATGAGGCCTGTGGACACCGAAAGGCCTTCCGCGGGGCTCGAAACAGTAACTCAGTACATCCATTATATGCGTGACCGGATAGAGTTCGCCAACAGCCACCAGAAGAAGGGCGAAGGCGGGATAGAGGAAGCTCCGGTAGACGGCAGTACATACGGAAGAAGGAACGGAACGTGGTCAGCGGTGCCTTCAGGCGGGAACCTTGAGTTCCCGGTAGGTACTGTCCTGATCATGAGCTCGAACAGTGCGCCTGACCTGACCGGTACCTGGACCCTCGTGGACAAGATGTACAGCCATCTGCACACGAGCACCCTGTCCAACATCTTCACGAGGAACACATCGAACACTTCCTCTGCATCTGGTCTTTTATACAGGGATGGAAAATCCATCCATATAAGGCTGTCGGTCACGGTCAGCAAGGCCATCAGCGAGACGGACGTGGCACTTGGAACCCTTGCCCTGGCAAACATGGGAGTACAGAGCGGGAGCAACTTCTACCAGCAGTACATCATCGGGCACAGCGATGCGGCCAACGGAATCGCACTCGCCTATTTCACCAATGCCGGGGCGCTGTCAACATATGACTGCGTGACAAAGACGAGCGGCGGTTCGATCGCGTCAGGCACGGCCCTGTACTTTGAATTCACATTCATTGTCCCAGATATTGCGATGATCGACACGGCCTGTGACAAGTTCTACTTTGAGAGGACCGCTTAAAGAAAGGAAACGATATGCATTTATTACAAGCAATAGAACATGCGGACGCTGTCCGTATCAACTCCATAGATGACGCGAGGAAGGCATCGATAGTTATCGAGCTCGAGGGTGAGATCGCGGAGCTGATGGGGGAAGATGCCCCTGTCAATCCGTATCCGTCCGACGCTGAGCTCCTGATGCCTGCTCCAAGAGATAACATTTACGAGCTGTACCTGATGGCGATGATAGACCTCGAGAATGAGGACACACAGCTCTTCCAGAACGACTATGCCGCAGCACAGTCAGCCATTGCCGATGCAAAGGCATGGTGGAGAAGGCACCACCGCCAGGACAACTCAAAGAACTATTACAGGGGGATCGTATGAGAAGAGTAAACAAACTCCCGCAGAACATCCAGATAAGGGATAGCGAGACGATGGCCATCCGTGGCCTGAACCTCACGAACAACTACACCGATGGCGACCTTGAGTCCGTGCTCAACATCTCTTCAGACCACTATCCATATTTTGAACCGATAAGGAACGTGGATGACCTGAACTTCACTCCCAGCCCGCCCGACCCTGTTGTGGCTCCGGACGCGAGATGGACCCCATGTGATTTCACATACTGGGATGGGCATATGATCGTAATATGCTGGGCGGATTATATTGACCCAGAAATACCGTCACCTGGAGAGGTAAAGAGGATAGGCATCTTCACAGACGAGAAATACACGGATGAAACCCAATGGCATCATATTGGCGACAATAAACTGTATGTTGATTGGGACATAGCCAGCGATGATGAATTCTATAAGGGCGAAAGGCAGTTCGCGGCGATAGGTGGGAAGCTCCTCATCCTGCCTGACGGCGTGGTCTTTGAAAAGACAGAAAACGGATATGACGGCTACAGGGCAGGCAAAACGGATGCTGGCCCAAGCGTCAGCCTGGTAAACGCGGTTTACTCAGGGAAAACGATAACGGTAGGCTCTACTATAACCATCACGGACTGGTACGGACTCCATATGGGGCAGGGCATCACGATCAGCGGGAGCACGGTCAATGACGGATACACCGGAAGGATTACCGATATTGACGAGACTAACCATGTGATCACGCTGGACAAAGACCTGACAAGCGGAACCGAAGGCGGAGCGAAACCGGTCGCAACGGCTGACGGCATCCCTGAGATGGATTACATATGTGCAAAAGACAACCGCATCTGGGGTTGCGTTTCGACCGTGGAGAACGGCTTCAAGAAGCAGATAATCTACGCATCCGCCCTGGGCAATCCATATGTCTTTGATGAATACTCAACACTTCTCGGCGGCTGGGCAACAGAGGTCGAGTGCGACGATGACTGGACAGGATGCGCTGCGCTTCCAAGCACGTTGCTGTTCTTCAAGGAACGGAAGATTATCCGTGTGCTGGGCAATGACCCGAGCGAGTTCACCTGCTACACGTCCAATGTGGAAGGCGTGAAGAAGGGATGCTGGAGAAGCATCGTGAACATCAACGACACCATCTATTACCTCGGTGCCCACGGAGTGTACGCATACAATGGTTCAGTACCGATGAGGCTGTCCGAGAGGCTCGGCGACAAGATGTACGGAGATGCGTCGGCAGGCACGGACGGAATCCATTACTACATCCAGATGGCAGAGGTGGACATCAATTATGACCGCCAGACACCATATACGCTGTATGTATATAACCTCATGCAGGGATTCTGGACGGCGCATGACACCCAGACCGAGAGGATGCTGTTCGGCCAGGGCAATACCCTCGGGGTCACATACCTGAAGGGCGGCGAGCTCTACATGACGAACCCTGCGAACGATTCCGAAGGCATACCGTTCGAGATGGTGTTCAAACCTATTTACGCCACGATCACCGGTTCCTGGAACAGGAGCACACAGGTCTTCCTGAAGAAGAGGTACCTGAAGACATCCATAAGGATGGAGTGCGGCGATGAAGGCACTTACACAATTTACTGCCAGTTCGACGACGGCGAGTGGGAAGAGATCGGAAAGAGACTCCCAGACACACCGACGGAGAAGAAGTCTGGAGTAGATATATATGCGATACCTAATAACCATTGCGACAGGTTCCGGATGAAGATAACCGGGGAAGGCAACGTCCGACTCCTGGGAATCCAGAGGGAATACGTTTTAGCAGGAAGGAGATAATCAATGCCTAAAAAGACAAACGAAGACATCGCTTACGAAGTCTATCAGGGCGGCTGGGGCAACGGCGAAGACAGGAAGAACAGGCTGACTAACGCCGGGTATGACTACGGTTCTGTCCAGGACATCGTAAACCAGATAGCTGCCGGCACTTACCAGAGCGGCGGTGCATCGAAAGAGAACACGGCATCAACGAACACCGCGTCCACCAACGGCACCGCGTCCACCGGCGGTGCAACGAATAACTATAACTTTTCCTATTACGACACGCCGAGCTACATCAGCCCTTACGCTGACCAGATATCACAGGTGCAGGGGCAGATCGGTAACTACGGAAATTACAACTCTCAGTATGGCAGCCAGATAGATAACCTGCTCGGCCAGGTGGGCAACTATGGACCATACCAGTCTCAGTATGCCGACCAGATATCACAGCTCCTGAACCAGTACAACAACCGGGGCGAGTTCAGCTACGACTATGCGAACGACCCTCTGTACCAGATGTACGAGAAGGCTTATACGGCGAACGGACAGCAGGCGATGAAGGACACGCTCGGACAGCTCGCAGGCATCAACGGCGGCTATGCTTCATCTTATGCTCAGAAGGCTGGCCAGCAGGCATATGACAACTATATGACACAGCTCTCGGCTATGGTTCCTGAGCTCGAAAACAGGGCATACGGACGCTGGCAGGACGCAGGTGCAGAATTACTCAACCGACTCGGACTCTACCAGAATATGGACGCTACAGAGTACGGAAGATGGCAGGATGCATTCAGCAACTTATACAACCAGCTCAGCGCATACCAGAACCAGGATTCAACCGAGTATGGACGCTGGCGTGATTCTTACAATGATCTTTATGATCTTCTCGGCATGTACCTCGACCAGGATACCCTGGCATATAACAGATGGCGTGACGCTTATGGTGATTACCTTGACACATATGCAAGAGGCCTTGCAGGCTCAGGCGGATCAGGCAGAGGCGGCGGAAGTGGTAAAGGCAACGGCAGCGGTGATACCAAACAGTTCACCGACCATCAGCTCCCGCCACATGGTTCCGGCGCATCGCCGCTTGATTATCTTTACGCACTTGCAGAGGCAAGCAGAAATAATTCATGGCAGCAGGACGCGGGACTTCCGACTTACAAGCTGATAGCTCCAAACCCAAGATTGAGATAATAGGAGAATAAAATGCCTACTAACAAATTCTATAAAAAACCTAAGAAAGAGGACAGCGCGGGTGTGAGAATACCTGACGCTGTCCCAGCGCATAACCAGAACCCCACGAACAGCAAGGGTTACAGATATGCGAACCCTTCCAATTCACATACATATGGTTCGGCAGGGGCAAAGGTTCGTGGTGATTATAATCCTGAACAGCGCATCCAGAACTCATACGGCCTCGACAGACAGAGGTCACACGAGATGGATGCCAGAAGGGTAAGGGACCAGTTCGTGCTGATGGACCTTTACACAAGGGCGAACCGGGCTCAGAGACAGGCTGAGGAAGAGGCGAGAAACAGACAGGCACAGAGCCGGTCATTCAATGACACAATGAACCTTCTCGACTACTACTCACAGCGTCCGTCATATTCCTATGCGACCCCGGGCGGTACAGTGTCAGTACCTCTGAGCAATGAGAAGCCGATGCAGGGAGATCAGCTCGCGGAAGCGCTCCGGGCTAAGCAGGCCCAGGATTACATGCAGTCTGAGATCGACAGGAGATACAGGCAGCAGAGGGCTGGCGCTGATCTCAGGGCTGAAAGGGAAGCAAAAAGGAACGGAGTCATCCTCAATCCTGAAGACGAGGTAACACCTTCATACAATGCCCTTACTGATGACCGGTTCATGAGGGACCTTTCAAACAGGGCAGACTTTGAACGCAACTCACAGTACAAGGCGGGTTCAACCTTTACAGGCGACCTGATCAACAATGCGGGTGACACAAGGCAACTTATGGAGAACGCCACTACAATGGCACAGGGTATGAACCAGAGCGGATCATCGGTGCTGCCGTATCCATATGTCCAGGATTATATGGATGAAAATGAGAAGAACACATACAACTACCTTCTCAACACATACGGCCAGGACAAGGCCGAGGAATACTTCAAACAGATAGAACCTGAGCTCAACCGGAAATGGTCAGAGGCTTATAACCAGAACGTTGAGAACTTCTCCACGCAGAATCCTGTTATGGGCGCGATCGCATCTGCGCTTTCCGTTCCGGGCAAGGGAATCTATGACACGGCACAGATGATCCAGATGCTTGCAGGTGCTGGAATGTCAAAAGCTACCGGCGAACCTCTGGATATCAACAATCCTTACATGACCATGACCAACACCTTCGGCACCATGAGGAATGCCGTAAACGAGCAGGTGACCGAAGAAGGCGGCGAGTGGGCAGGCTGGGCTTATGGCACGGCAATGTCAATCGCTGATAACCTTTACCAGTTGGGAATGGCTGGCGGATTTGGTGCAAACACCGAGGCTGCCAAGAAACAGTCCGAAAACCTCGTGCTCGGTCTTATGGGTACCGGCGCAGCAGCAGCCTCAATACGAGAAAACATCGAATCAGGAATGGATCAGGACAGAGCGGTAGCTCTCGGTATCGGTTCGGGTCTTATCGAGGTCATTACCGAGAAGATCGGAATGGACAACCTCTTCAATACTGCCTGGACAGAGGGCAAGGGTTCCTTCACACAGATGATAAAGATGCTCGCAAAACAGGCGGCATCAGAAGGCGCAGAAGAAGGACTCTCCGACATCATGAACTGGTCTGCCGATTATCTTTATGATGTCATAACTGCAAAGAATGAGGCTTCCTGGTACAGGGATTTTGCCGATCAGAAGGCACAGCATCCTGAGCTGACAGACAATGAAATCTGGGGACTTGTTTATAACAACATGGCCAAGGAACTCGGCATGGATATCCTCGGCGGTGCCGTCTCCGGTTTTGCGATGGGCGGCGGCATGACCGCACTCGGTGTCAACAATGCCAGGGGCGAGATCAACAGGAATGCAGAGGCACTTACATCTGCTGACGTTCAGGACGTAATCGAAGGAGCCAGGGTAAGCGAGAGCAAGAAAGCAAACGCTATGGCCGATGCTCTCCAAGAAAAACTGGACTCAGGCCAGGAGATAACTGACAAGGAAGTCCAGGATACCTATAAAGCTTCAGCAATGGCCGACTATGTCAACGAGATGACCAAAGAGGGATATCTTGAAGAAAGAACCGGACAACAGGTACAACAGGACAAGCAGAACGACATGGAACGTCTCGGACTCAACGAGAACGAGATCGAAGATTATTACAGGGTCCGCAATGCTGCTGCCATTGACACCGCAGAGGAGCTCACTGCTTTTGACAAGGACTTTCTTGATAACTACCGTGCAGGGCAGGACAACATCAGCACAAACTTAATTAAGGCAAAAGAAGGTGCGAGCACCGTGATGAGCCCACAGTTAAGGATGACCGCGAACAATCTCGGCAGGATGTACAGCATCAGGAACAACAACGGACAGTATCTTGACATGGACAAGATACGAGCTGACGAGGTTCACGAGGTGTTCAAAGCGTACAGTTCCCCGGGTTTTGTTGAAACAAAGGCATCAACTCTGCTGAACATCAGTAAAGAGACAAAGGTTAAGATGGACCTTATGGCAAAGGGAGCAGGCGTAAAGCTGGTCTTTGTTGAGTCGATCGTGGACGAGAAGGGAAAATCCATAGCTAATGGAGCATACCAGGACGGTGTGATCCTCATCGCACTCGACTCGACATTTGGCAAAGAACAACTGGGAAAATCGTGGACACAGGAAAAAGCATACAGGCTGACATTCGGCCACGAGCTGGCCCACAGACTCGCCGTAACCTCGCCGGACGCATTCAACACACTCCGTGACGCGATCATCGAGTTTAAGGGAGAGAATGCTGTTAAGAGTTCAGTAAAATATAAAATGGACAATGAGGGGAGCATTGGCCGCAAGATTTCCGAAGCCGCAGCGATGGAAGAGTCAGTCGCGGACTTCTTATCATACGAGGCATTTGAAGAGGGAATCTTTGAGGACTTCATTGAAACACAGCTCAATACGAGCGCAGGTGTAAAAACACTTGAAAAGTTAAAGAATGCCTTCTCAAACCTGCTGAAAAAACTTCGAGGAGTAAAAGGCCTGGAAGATGAAAACAAAAAAGCACAGAAGGTTATCGACCAGATCAACGCAGTGTTGAAGGATGCCGCAAAGAAAGTGGCAAAGGCAGAAAAGGTTGAGATGAGCGATGCAACCCTTCAAGCGAAAATCGACAGGGCCGAGGGCAGATATTCAACAAAAGAAATCCAGAAGCTTGATATCAACAATGACCTCAAGGCGGTCATGGAGAAGGGCGGATACAGAATGCCGGACAATGGTGCATACTCAGTCCGCACAGAGATACTCTGGGATCAGGCACTCAAGACTCTTGCTGAGGGGCATGAGAACACCCAGGAGTACCGCAATGCTGTCCAACTCGTACACTCAATGACCAAGCAGGTCCTCAACGACGAAGAGATGCTGAACTTCGTGCCGACCGGTCTTCCGGGCGGAAATCCTCTGAGATCGAATATCGAGTACATAGTAACATTTGATATGGACGCACTCTGCCCGAGGACATACGAGTTCGGTGCATATAGGGACGCTGTTGAAAAGAGGCTCGGCAGGAAGATGAACGAGAAGGAAGCAAGAGCTCTTATCGAGAATCTCCGTGCCTATGGAATGATGATCCCTTGCACCTACTGTTATGTAGAGAGCAAGAGAATGGCGCTCAACACTGCATATAATAAATACTTCGAACTGTATGACCAGATTGCAGGTGCGAAGACTGACAAACAGGCATATGCTTTCGTGCCTGAGAATGCATATAACCATAAGACCAATACCTGGAAAAATAACACGAAGGGATGGCAGGACAGGTTCGCAGGATGGCGGGCTCTTAAAAACAACAAGTACAGCACTTCTCCAGAAGAGATGTACAGGAAGGTCAGCCAGGCTGAGGCAGCGGTTTATAACTGGCTCGACTCAGAATATGACAAACCTGAAAACTTCATCCTGTCAGCCGATGGTTTTAAGGATTTCAAACTCCCACAGAAGTCAAAGGCGCAGGCAGCAATGTTCGACCATTTCGGCATTGAAATGAAAGAAAAAGCCAAGAGAGGCGCGCAGGTGCAGCTCGAGGGAATGTTCGAACAGTGGCTTTACGATATGCAGATGGGAGTACCACATAACGTCAACCCGGAGTTTAACGATTCAACCGAGGTAGATGCCGAGGCACTGGACTTCCATCACGAGGCATTGAAATATGCTAAGTCAAGTTCTCAGGCACACGGCGTAGATAATTATGCTCCGTATTCAGACCAGATACTCAAATTGACCACGGCACAGAAAGCGGTCATCAATGCAAGGGGCGGCATCAGGAAACATTCCAGCAATGACTTCCGCCTGGACAACCTTGTTGATTATGTTCAGTTCTACACCCATCTTGCCCTTGATAAGAGGGGCGGATTCGGATGGTTCGGACATACTTATACGAAGGACACTCTTTTTGCAGAGCTGTTCGCTCCGACCAACGACAGGATAAACATGTCGATTGCCATGTTCGGTGACGGCGGAAGGCTTGGTGAGATAAGGCCGAACCTTGCGGAAGGTGCTGACTGGAACGAGGTCAAGAGGCTCAGGAACAAATACGACAATCTCGGAGCGATGGCGATGGTAACCAATAACGCACAGTTATCATACGCCCTTAATTCCGACTGGATCGATATGATCATACCGTTCCATGCATCCGGAATGACAAAAGAACTGTATAACGACGTGATGGCGTGGTATGACTATACGTCTGTCCAGAGTGACAAACTGTACACGAACAAGCAGCTCAAGGAAATGGGAGTCAACCCGGCAAAAGTTACCCGAGTATATGAGTATTACAAGGGCGAGAAAGACGGCTGGGTAAGGGCAAAGAAACCACGTCAGGTACATTTTCTTCCGGGCGACCAGTACATCGGCACAAAGGGTGAGGAATATCTTGAACACCTGAACGATGAGAACTATAAGGGTGACCTGAAGGCTGAATATGATGAACTCGTAAAGAGCGGCAACATCATCCCGGGACACGAGAACAGTTCAGAGAAATACCTTGAACTCTGTAAACAATACGGCGTGAAACCGAGGTTCTCAGGCATAATGGTCCAGGATTCTTCAGGAAATACCATCGACATTACTGAACATCCAAACTATGTCAAGGCCCTCAAAGAGACCGCAAGGACCGACACCCAGCAGAAAGAGATCACGATGGAAGGCTTTGACCTGGACTATGCGATGTCACAGCTCAAGGCCCGCTCAGCTCACGGCGGATATAACACCGTCAAGGGTAATGAGGCCATCGTAAACGACTTCGTTGAGAACGTGATTAATAAGAAGAAACCGGTCGGATACGTTACGGCAAAGGCACTTGCTACCAAGTTCGCAGGCAATACTACTGCACTCAGCGAGATCATCGATGAGAACGGTGAATACCTGACAGAAGGAATGACTGTTGATGAACTCAGGGAATTCGAGCTTAACCATCCAACGGAAACGAAATCTCTTGGAAGCGCATCTGTGAGACTCTCAGCAAAGGACGATGAATTTTCCGATGCTGACACAAGATTTTCAATTAGAACCGAAGACCCACCGAAAAAGACCGGCATTGCATATAAGGTGTTCCTTGCTAAAGACGGAAAACTCTATCCACCTATGGTGGCCAATCCAGGTGGAGAAGCAACTCCGGTAGGGGTATGGCTTAACGCTGATGTTGCTCCTATGGCGGGACTTTCAAAGACTGGCAGACCACAGGTTCAGGCAGGGGGCAAAGGAACCAATACCGGGAAAAGCACTCTGGCATTTAGACCGGGATGGCATTTAGGAGATGTTCCGCTTGCTAAACAGTTCGCAAGGGTAAACCCGGAGACAGGTCTAAAAGAACTCTTTCCTGCTAACTTTGTCTGGGCAGAGTGTGAATATGCAATGGATGTTGATTATCAACATGAGGCCGATGAGATGGGCTATATGCGGACTAATTCTGACGGATCATCTTATAAGTCCGACAAATATCAGCACTCCCTCGCTGGATTAAAGAAGATTCCTAAAAACGGATATTACCATTATAGAACGAATCCAAACCCTGATACGGTTCCCTGGGTCATTACTGGGGCAATGAAGGTCAACAGGATACTTAACGATAGTGAAGTAAATGAAATCCTGCGTCAAAAGGGTATCAAACCGATGAAGAGGCAGGGTGGCCCGATTGACTTGCAGGCACTTGGTTTCCAGAATGAAAGCAGGTATTCCGCAAAGGAAGACTCCCTTGGCCGAGAGCTTTCTCCAGAACAGCAGGAGTTTTTCAAAAACTCTAAGGTAAGGGACGAGAACGGTCATCTGTTGGTTGGATACCATACAACTGACAAGGGTGGCTTCACTATTTTTGACCCGAAATTTTCTGACGACAAGATGTCACTGTTTTTCGCCACAAACTATGCCGTAAGCCAGACATATTCTTCCAATGGCGGAAGTCAGATTGATTTTGACAAAACACCGACCAATGCACCCATCACGAACGTTGATGACCTGCGGAATCGTTTCGGCGATATAGAGGACTACTTTTCACTGTCCCTTGAAACCAATCCTAATGACCCATTGTTAAAATATGTGACCGAGCCAATTAATGAATACGTTAGTGGGGTTTCGGTGAATGAGTGGTTTGAAAAAGCAAGATATTACAGTATGCCAGGTCTTAAATTAAAGTATACCTTGCCGGACTTAAATAATCCGGAAAGGTGGTTGGCTCGGGGACACGCCTTAAATGCAGAGGAATTGTTCGAAGAAATAAATAAGACATATCACCTGAACGGAAAACAGCAAGGGTTCTATAAATGCTACTTCAACATAACCAACCCGCTAATTGTTGACGCACAAGGCAGTGACTGGAAATCCATACCATATGATCCAAATGGAGCAGGGAAAAAAGCAAAACAAGCAATAGACACTATCAAGGCAAAACTCGAGGAAACGACCCACATAGCGGTCAAAAATATTGATGTCAATCCTGTCTGGGACGAGGATGGCGAAAAAATGACGGGCTATGATGTTAAAATCGTGGCAAGGGTTAAACAAACGGACGGAACCTGGAAGAACGACATAATCAATAGAAATATTAGGTTGAACCCATCGGATTTCATTGATGAGGACGGAGACTATGCAAATGACGCGGCGGGCTATGAACTCTGGAATCAGTTTTACGAATGGATGGGTGAATACCTCGGTTATGAATGTGGTGAGTTTATAGATAGAATATCAGATTTTGTCAGTGACGTTGATGGCGGCCTAAGGTACAAATCTGCCGACCCTACAGGATATGACTGGTTCGAGGACGACGGCTTTTGGGTTGATTATATGAACCGCGATATTGAGGGATATGAGGGGCTCACCGACCAAATCTCCAGGTATATCCCGCGAAAGTTTAAGACAAGAGAACTGGCTAAAGTAGCAAAAGAAAGCGGGCATAACGGAGTACTGATAAGGAATGTTATTGACCTTGGCGGGGCATCACGGTTTCAGGGTAATGACAAATTGTCCGACATCATCATCGCGTTCGACTCCAACCAGGTCAAGGATGTTAACAACCTCACACCAACTGAGAACCCAGATATCAGGTACTCTGCGAAGGAAGACTCACTCGGAAGAACCCTCTCACCTGGACAGATAGACTACTTCAAGGACTCCAAGGTCAGGGATGAGAACGGTAACCTTTTGGTAGTTTATCATGGCACAGATGCCAACTTCAATGTTTTCAAACCCGACTCATGGAGCAATGAACGCAATGGTGAAAACCAAATCAAGGGATACTTTTCCGAAGATGAGGAATACAGCGAAAGCTATGGAATCGTTAAACCATATTACCTTAATATCACTAAGCCTCTCGAGATATCCGATAATAAGGCAAGAACCCTTAAAGAGTGGAAAAAATGGTTAACACAAAAAGGTGTAAAGGGTGTTGTATTCGACTCTTCTTTAACACAAGAGAAGGACGATCTTGTTGGAGCGGTGTTTGAAGGTGATACCCAGAGGAGATATGCGTTCTATGAGCTCGTTGCAAATGCCGGATATTACTGGGATGAAGATGGAAACGTCACCACAAAAATAAAGGAAGCGGGTTATGATGGAATCCGTTGGGATTACGGAGAGAAGGCGTGGATGCCTTTCGAAGAGAATTCTGCAAAGAAAACAGACAACCTCAACCCGACTGACAACCCGGATATCAGATACTCTGTAAAATACTCTGCCGAGGAAATGGATGCTCATAGGCAGGCGCTTATGAATGACATGAAGGAAAACTATGGTTCTGCATTTACGGATAACTACAACGAGGCAGGATATGTGTTCCCTAACGGCAGAATGTTGAAGATGGGTGCATATGGGCAGAGAGGTGATGACCACGCCATCGCAACGCTTGCATACGACGATATTGGTTATGACACATACAACTCACCGAAGTTTGAGGCCCAGAAGCGCTTTATCAATGAAGGCAACATCCGTTATATGCCGGAAATGGGCTGGCTCAATTTTGGAACGGCAATCGAGCCAACTCCAGAACAGTACAGATGGATACGAGATGCCATTGACGAAATGGGAGTCACCATGATCGAATTTACAGATATGGAAGGCAACTCCGTAGACAGTAAAGAGTATAGTGGCAATGAAACCCCAAGCGCCATCATTAATGATATTAAACGATTTTATCGAGATGGAAGGATAGGCGGCTCGACACTTGCACAGTTCAGATATTCCCTCAAGACAGACCTTGCTTATCACGCAGGCGACCTCGGTAAGGCTGAATCCCTTTTCCAGCAGTCGGGTGGAAGAAGCACTGGGCATTTTGGAAGTGGCACATATTTTGTGGGCAACCCTGAAAAAATCAAGGGATACAATTCAAGGAACGGAGCCGAAGCTCCCGTGGAGACTGTAGATTTTAGCAAGTACAACCTCTTCAAACCAAAGGATTATAAGGACGCACAGGTGCTTCATGATTTCTTCAAGGGTGTTGATGACAGAAACGTTTTATTTAAGGGGGCAAGATCATCATCCGAATATGACCGTTATGTAGAAAGGATGCGGGAACTTGATTATGACTGGGGTCTTGACGAGGATAATGCTCTCCAGATAGAGGAGATAGTAAACCTTGCAAATAAGACAATGGGATCATATCAGCTCGCAAAAACTATCCAGAGGGAGATTCCGAGACTTAGCGGAGAACACCTTTGGACTACACCCGAGGGACGGCTCTTTCTGGATGGTAACGGCGAAATTGAAACGACACCGCAGGAACTTATATCTAAACTTGACATCGACGATCAGTCTGTCCTCGTTAGCCGCATAGCAGATGAGGCTGATAGCTGGGACAACAGAAGAATGACAAACCGCGTCGAGTCCTGGGAAGAACAGTATCCTGAAGCGGCTCGAGTTCTTGGTATTCCAGAATCACGGTTAAGAACAATAGCAGAGATTGCTTCAAAGGAAGCAAAAGAAATTGGATACCCTGAATCCAAGACAGCCGACAGCATTGCGACAAGGATAATGAAGACCCTGGGATATGAAGGCATAGATGTGCGCCATATCAAAGAAATGGATAACACCACCTATGGTTCAGTTGTCTATGACCTTAAAGGTGAGGACTTAGCAAGGAAAAACGAAATTGGAACCGCCAGATGGTCCCTCAAGGCCGACATGGACGCGTATGAAATCATGAACAGGGTTTCGGCACTCGAGAAGGAGAACGCCCGCCTTGCTAAGATGGTAGAAAACTACAAACTCCAGAACAGGAGAAGCGATGCGGATCATGTAGCGAGAGCCCAGGGCAAGATACCGGTAATGGATACGATTACCGAGAAGGCTGCCAAGGACCTGGCAAAGGATATCGTCAAGACATATAACGCTGCGGTTCCGACCGGAGACCTGTCTAAGCAGATTCAGAAGGCATCACTCCTGATGGTAAGAGAAGCAGCGAGACCGGCAGCCATGAGAGGTACAAACCAGGCAGCAGTCGATGATGCACTCTGGAAGGTAGCCTGTGACATGGCCGAGAAGATACTGGATAACTCAAGGGACATCCCGAATGCAGAGCTGACAGGATACCGTGAACAGTTCGACCACTATGAAACCGTCAACCTGCTTGCAGGGGACATCCTCGAGAGGATGATGAAGGCAGAGAAGGTCAAACCTACAAAGGCTGACAAGAACGCCATGAAACTCCAGGAGACAAGGCGAGCTGCCAATAAGAGACTCCAGGATGCCATCAAACGTGAACGCACCAATAAAGAAAAGGCTATCGCTGACCTGAAGGCGCACAACAAGGAAGTGCAGCAGAACAAGAGGGCAAGACACGAGGCATCCGTCGAGAGGACAAGGCTTCTCCGTGTGGCTGACAGACTGAAGAAGCTCAAGACCACTAAAGCTAACAGGGCGCTCATCGAGCAGACCATCCGTGACGTGATCGGCGGAGACCTGGCGACTGTCTACAAGACAATGACCGGTGAAAGGCTTGAAAAGCTACAGGCACTGAAAGCCTGGTATGAAGGCAAGATCACCGAGGGCAGCCCGACCTACGACCCCGACTTTGAAACGAACGCAAGAATCGAGGCAGAGATCAAAGAACTTGAACAGCTCCATGTCAACGACCTCAACCTTGAACAGGTCACTATGCTGAATGACGTATTACGGTACCTTGAAAACGAAATAAGGACAAACAAGAAGACCATCAACACGTCAGACCAGAGGCTCGCAGCCGACCAGGGATTCCAGATTATCAAGGATACGAGAGCTACTGAGGGCATCAACCATCTTGAGAAGCTACAGAAATCGATCATCACAGAGGTGCTCCGTCCTGAGACCCTCGTCAAGAGGATAATAGGGTATAACTACAGCTCACCGCTGTGGGAGAGATTCCAGGACCTCGAAGACGGCCAGCTTGAGATGGTTCGCTACCAGATGCAGGCAAACAGGATGTTTGATAAGTTCATCTCTGACAAGAAGTTCTGGAAGATGATGACCGGCAAGCATGCTGAGGAACTGACGTTAAGGGGCATCGACACCGAGACAAACGAACCGGTGGAACTGAAGATAACACCTGCGATGAGGATGTCCATCTACCTGCACTCACTGAACGAGGACAATATGAGGCATATGTCAAAAGGCGGCCTCACGGTTCCGGAGATCAGCGCATACAAGAAGGGCAATCTCCAGAAAGCATATGACAAGGCAACAACCGTAAGGATAAGCCAGAGCTATGCGAGGTCACTGTATGACCAGATGAGCGTAGCAGAAAAGGCATACCTCGAGACCGTGCAGAGATACTTCAACGAGGTATCGACACCTGCCATTAACGAGGTCAGCAACCTACTGAAAGGATATGACATCGCAGAAGTGGAGAACTACTTCCCGATCAACACGGACCAGGCATTCTCAAGGACGGCATTTGGAGAGATGAAGCACGACGGCTCGATCGAGGGAATGGGATCACTCAAGGAAAGAGTCAAGAACGCGATGAACCCTATTCTTCTGGTAGAGGTAGAAGACGTGGTCAATAGGGCTGTCAAGGACAACAGCAAGTATGTGGGTCTTGCAATCCCGATCAGGAACTTCAACAAGGTCATGGGCATCAACCAGAACAGCTTTGATTCTAAAGGCAACTGGAAAGGTGTTGAAACATCCGTACAGCGGGAGATTGCAAAGAAGTGGGGAAGCTTCACTATGGACTACCTGAACAATCTCTTCGATGATCTCCAGAACCCTAAGGGACTGCGGGACAACAATGGCGCGTGGTTCCAGAAGCTCCAGAGCAAATACGCAGGCGGTGTCCTCGAACTGAATGCGGGCGTAGCCATCAAGCAGGCAGCGTCACTCCCAACGGCAGCAGCGGTGCTGGGATACGGACCTATCCTCAGGGCGATGGCTAATGTCGGCAGACTTGATGAGGCAAATTATTACAAGTACTCACCATTAGGCGAATACCGTGAGAGGGGATATGCTTCCCAGGAGCTCGGCGACATCAAGGAACAGGGAATCAAACTTCCTAAAGGCCTCAACTGGATTCAGGCTATGGACTCAATGACTGTCCGTAAGCTGTTCAAAGCATCAGAGTACTATGTAAGGGAGAACTACCCGAACCTCACTGTGGGCAGCGAGGCGTACTGGAAGAAGGTAGGCGAGGTGCATACGGATGTCATCACACAGACGCAGCCGAACTACACCACACTCCAGAGACCGCAGATTCTCCGGTCACAGAACACTCTGGTCAAGGCGCTGAACATGTTCAAGACACAGCCGTTCCAGAACTTCAACATCCTGTTTGAGGCGGCAGGTGAATTCCGTGCGACCGGCAACAGGCTGAAGATGGCTGACACCGCTGAGAACCGTGCGGCCCATAAGGCGGCAGGCAGGAAACTCGCAAGGGCAATATCCAGCCAGCTCCTGTCATCACTCGTGTTTGCTTTGATGCAGGCGGCATGGGACCTCTTCCGTAAGAAGGACAAGAAGTACCGTGACGAGGATGAAGAGCTTACCTTCGGATCATTCCTGGGTGGCATCGGACTGAATATGCTCACAAATGCCGGCGGCATGCTTCCGTGGATGAACACCATCCTCGAATGGGGCATGAGCCTGACGGATGCTCTTACAAAAGAGCTGACCGGTGAGCAGATATTCGGTGGTCAGAGATTCTACGGAATGGAAGTTGGTGTTCTCTCTAACCTGACTGACACGGCGGACGCTCTCAAGAACGCAGTGGTCAAGACGGTCAAGTACTTCAACGACAATGAGAACGTGACCGGATACGACGCTGTCGGAGAGATGATCGATGCTACAGCGGATGTGCTGACGACATTGGGACTCCCTGCTGAGAACTTCAGGAATGACATATATGCTGCATACAACTGGATTTATCAGGGAATAACAGGTGAGGAAACTAACGTAGACTCCAGCACCATCTTTGATACGGAAACAAGGACCAAGAACTCCAATGCGAAGAAGATGGCGAGCGGAATCGAGGATGACCCGATCTACACCAGATATCTCGCAGAACGTGAGAAGCATCCTGATTACAAGAAGGCCGAGTACAACGTCTCTAAATCTGCAACCAAGCTGGAATTTGACAAGGATGAGTCCTATGAGAAGTATTCCGGAATCATGAGCAAGGATGAATATATCCTGTACAATCTCGCACTCCAGACCGCTGACATGCAGAACGATGCAAACGGATCATATAAGCAGACAGAGAGAGCACAGGCATTGGATATGCTCGACTTCCTGACGAAGCAGGAGAAGAGCCAGATATGGACCGATGTCCTCGGTTACAAGAGCAACAACCCATATAACTAAGATTAAGGGGCGGGTCCGCCCGCCCCATTTATAAAGGAGAAGATATGAAAGACAGATTAGATAAGCTGCTCAGCATCAAGTCAATCGTGACCATCCTGTTCTCGGTGGCCATCCTCGTTATTGTGGTCTACAAGACCGTGACCCAGGGCGGTGAGATTCCCGATCAGCTCTGGTCGATAGTGCTGATGATCATCGCGTTCTACTTTGGGACACAGGCCGAGAAGAACCAGAACAATATCAATTAGGGGGACCGCTTATGGGAGAACTGAAACGGTATATTGCCCAGGCAGAGGCCTGGCTCGGAGCCAAAAAGGGCGACGGCGTTTACGAGGAAATGCTCGCCTGGTTCAATAAGAACCCAAAAGGAATAAAGGCCGACACGGAGAACTGTTCAGAGTTCACTGTCGCCTGTGCATTAAAATCAATAGGAATAAAACAGGCATTTATACCAGTCGCCAGTACCGCGAATGCACAGTCGAAGATGTGGAAGAAGCTGAGCAGTACTCCGTCCGTCGGATCGCTGATGTACTTTGACTATAAGGACGGCCTCGGCATATCTCATGTCGAGATCGTAACGGATGTCAGGGACGGAACAGTATTCTCAATCAATGGCAACTCTAACCATAGGGTGGTCAGGTGTTCAAGAAAGGCCAATAACAGATATATCACCGGTTACGGAGTCCCGGACTGGCCGAGGGAAGGAGAAGATATGACTGCATGGCAGAAGGCTGCCATTGGGCAGATAGTCCTGAAGAAGGGCAGCAGGGGTACACTTGTCAAGTGGCTCCAGGAATACCTTCAGAGGCAGGGTTTTTACCTGAAGGGTAACATCGACATGCTCTGGGGTAACTATATGGACTCCGAGTTCGAGAGGTTCCAGCAGAAGAACGGACTGTATGTCGACCGCATCTGCGGACAGAAGTGCTGGGAGTTCATCCTGAAATAACGAAAAAGCACCGGTAACGAGCCGGTGCTTTTCCTTTAAGAATGGAGTAAATGAGATTTGAAATCACTAATATGGATGACTACTGAAATCACACTATCATTCTATATCAAGTAGCACAGAGGTGTCAACACTTTTGTCACACTAAGTGGAACAAAGCCTATAAATAAAGGAAAGTTTATTGACTTTTAATCAAGTTGTCCGGGGTTCGAGTCCCCGGTGGCTCATTCCTTATAAATACGCGGAAATCCTTATAAATCAAGGGTTTCCGCATTTTTAATCTCAAAATTCAGCTTTGTACAACTTTGTATTTTTTACCTGTTTTAGTGTCACATTTGTGTCACACTTGGCATTTGTGTCACACTTGCGTCACACTTTTATGCCGTCATAGAGGACGCTCGAGTCTTCCTTATTCTCATCGATATGTGAGTAGACATCGAGGAACATTTTTTCAGAATGGCCCATCAGGTATGCGGCCTTCTTCGTACTGATCTTCCCCTGCTGCGTTAAGTAGTATAACTGGGTAGCACGGTAATGCCTGAAGGAATACATCGTCATTCCGGTCGGATTGCCTGCTGCCTTCAGTACACGGTCACAGAGCCGTCTGTACGAGCTTTTTGTCATCGGATGACCATTTTCCTGATGAATGAGGAAACTCGTCTTTTTGGGCAGCTTATAGCCCTCTAACAGGGTCCTGAATGCATCTGGCACAGGTATATCCCGGGTGGAACCGGTCTTCGTGTCCTTGAGCTTCGGCGGTGCCTGGTTCGGCAGCTCGAGTGACTTTGTCACATGGAGCACCATCGCATCCAGGTCGAAGTCCTTCTTAGTTAGGGCGAGAGCCTCGCCCGGACGGAGACCGAACACGAGCATCAGGTTCACGAACATCCTGTCCATTTCAGAGAGCGGGGCATTCCTGACAGCCTCTATCTCTTCCTCTGTGAGCAGACGTTTCTCAGCCTTCTTATTCTTAGGTATCTCGAGTCTGGCAGCAGGTGATTCGTTCACGATGCCGTCCTCGACCGCAGCGTCGAACACCTGCTTCAGGAGCAGCCTTACTATCTGCGCCGTCCTCGGCATATCCCATACCTCATTTATGATACCCTGACAGTCGCTCCTGGTGATGGCCTGCATAGCGACTGGGCTGATCGGGGCACACTTCTTCAGCGCCTCACGGTACATCTCTTTGGTGTTCGTGCTCCGGTTGGACTTATATGTATCCATCCATTGCTCCGCGTACGCGCCAAAAGTGACGGCAGAGGGGCTCGTGCGCTTCTCATATGCCGTCAGGAATTTGGCTATATTCATTTCTAACTCGATCTTGGTGTCACCGTAAAACCGCTTACGGAGTCTCTTGCCGTTGTGGTCCTTGCCGTATGACACCCATCTCATCAGCTTGTGGTTCATATCATAGTCCTTTTTATAGGACACCTTTCATCATATAATGCGAACAGATGTTCGTAAGAGAGGGGGAATGTTAATTGGAACTGACATTGATTCATGAGCTCGTAGACAGGCTGTCAACTGAAGCAGACATAATGCTCGTCTACGCCTTCCTTCTCCAGCTCGTCCCGGACGAGTAGCCCCGGACTCTATGGCAGCAGGGTGAGCGCTTCCGAGAACTGGAGCAGCTTATCCCTGTTGCCGGCATCGAGCGACTGGTAATTCTTTAATAACTCAATCTGATCAGGGTCATGTGCAGCCCTGCCCAGGATGGTGCCGGATTCGGCAGCAGAATCCAGGGTCTCCGATCTGTCCATCGGGACATCGTAACCCATCAGCCAAGCTACATTAACATATAACGCCTGTGATAACTTGTTCAGAGCGTCCTGCTTGGCTTCATATATTCCATTAACATACTGGCTGATCCTTGGCTTTGAGAGCCCTGTCATCTTGGCGAGCTCTGCCTGGGTGACATCCCTTGCAGCCATAGCTTCCAGCAGCCGATTCTTAAAAGTATCCATAACTTAATCTCCTTTGTGTTACCTAAAATACCACACAGTTAAGTAAATTGCAAAATTTTTTTCAAAAAAGTTAAAGAAACTTATTGACATCCCCGAGAAGATGATTTAAGATAAGCGAGGAGTTAAGGAAACTTAACCAAATGAACGGAGTGAAAGGAGTAACTGAGATGACAAAGAAAGAATTAGAGCAGTTTATTGTAACAAGTTTCCATAATCAGGTTTTTGACCGTATGGAAGTGCTGACATTTGAGGAAGAAATCATAGGAATTAATGATGGCAACCTCGAGATCAAGTGTTATATATGTAACCCATTTGACAATGATGGTTCATACTACACTTACTTCTACTTTAGCCCATTCGGATATTTGGCAGAGCTTACATCCAAACGCGAATATCCAAAGGACGCAAGTGAAAGACGTTCAGAGATGGCTAAAGCCTTAGAGGAAGGCTTCAAAGAATATATGGCATATTGGGAAGCACAGGAACCGACTACAACCACGGCAGAGTAATCTGCTGTGGTTTTGTTGTCTATAGAAAGGAGACACTATGTACGATTATTCAAAGCTTAGGGGACGCATCCGGGAAGTCTATGGAACAGAAGGGGCATTCGCCAAAGCCATAGGTAAGAGCGGACCGACCCTGTCCCAGATTTTCAGCGGCAAGGCAGAGTTTTGGCAGAGCGACATCAAGACCGCATGCACACTGCTGAAGATACCGCCAACGAAGATCAGTGACTATTTTTTTTCGGTGAAGAGTTAAGGAAACTTAACAGAGGGAGTGACGAGATGAAACCAACGATTAAGAAGGAAATCTTCTCAGTAAACCAGTTATCCAAGATGGGCTATCCGCTGCGGATGTTACAGACGCTTGTCTACAGTGATGACTTTTCCAGGTTTGGATTCAGGACCGGAACAGGCAGGACATCCAAGTACTACATCGACCGCAGGAAGCTCGACAGGTACCTGGAACACCAGATGGATGATCACGGCGGAGTGCTCCGCTGATAAGGAAGGAGTGAAAGAGATGATGTCATTAGAAGAGAGAACATGGCTCGACCTGAACACGGAAGACATGACCCCATACATTTACAGGTGCGACACCTGCGGCGAGGTCATAGAAGAAGGCGCATATGCCTATGACATGGGCGGATATTTCCTCTGCGAGGAATGCGCCCACGAATGGCTGGAAGACCAGCGAAAAGAGGTCTGGTATGAATAGGAAACTTCAGACGGTACTGTTCTATGCCGTAGTGATATTTGTGGCACTGGTGCTCTTTTGGGCGATCGTCTACAGAATCAAGACCGATGCGGAGAGGGTACCGACCCAGGCGGAGATAGATGCCGCAGCCACAACGGCGAGGCTGAGGGAAGAGAAGCAGGCCGCCAAGGAAGATATGACGGTGCCGACAGTGGCCACCGAGATAGAAGAGGAAGAGACAGATGATCACAGCGCTGATACTTGGGCTGCTCCTGATGGAGATGTGCAGGATGACGGACACGATCAGGAAGAAAACACGGAAGAACCAGAAGTCATATATAGAAATACCTCCAACTCGGAGACGGTAGAGCACGTCCAGATAGGGGAGAGGGACGTGCTCCTCTCCGAGGACGAGATGTGGGAGCTTGTCCGCATCATCTACATGGAGAACGGAAGGGTGTATCCCGAATGCACCTACCAGACGGTGAAACTTACGGCAGACGTTCTCCTGAACAGGCTCGAACAGTGGGGATATGCGGATGCATACGAGGTCATATGGGCACCCGGACAGTACTCAACGGCCAATGATTACCACGATCTCGGCGAGGCAAACCCTGAAGGATGGGAGATATCCTGGACCGCATTATACGACGCACTGAACAACCCTGACTATACACCGGTGTTCCAGAGCATGAGCCCTCAGGGAGTGATGTATTACGAGGACCCATACACAGGCGAGTGCTTCGGTTATTAGGAGAGAGACATGAAGGCAAAGAACAATAACAAGTATTTCGTTGAACAGTGCTTCATCGAGCACGGCATTACGGATTTCAAACGTCCGCTGAAGGACTACTACTTCGAGCCTAAACCGAGCTCCGTGCTGTGGGATGAGACACGAAAGAACGCCTACTACTGGTTCAAAAAGCACGGCTTTGAGTATACCGAACCGCTCGCAAACAACCTGACCCTGAACGGACACGAGATAAAGATCGGAGAAAAGTTCGTGCCGACATGCAGGGTGATCAAGAACGGATATGTAGGGCTCATTACCCCATACAGGAAAGGGGGCAAGTGGACATGGTGATAAAGCTCGAGTTCCCGAACCGGGATGCCTGGCTCAAGGGCAGGAGCAACTACATCGGCGGCAGCGATGCCGCAGCGGTAATAGGCCTGAGCCCACACCTTACGAACGTGGAGCTGTGGCGCATCAAGACAGGACGCATGGAACAGGCAGACATATCAAACGAGCCCTATGTCGAGTATGGCACGAAGGCTGAAGGCCCTCTGAGGGAACTGTTCACCCTGGACTACCCTGACCTCGAGCTCGTGTACAGACCCAACACCATCTACATGAACAAGGACTATCCGTGGGCACACGCTTCACTCGACGGAATGCTCATCGACAAGGACGGACGGACAGGCGTGTGGGAATGCAAGACCACCACGATCACGAGCGGAAGGCAGAAGGCCATGTGGAACGGAAGGCTCCCTGACCATTACTACTGCCAGGTGCTCCACTACATGGCCGTGATGGAAGCGGACTTCGCGATACTCAAGGCCCAGCTAAAGCACGACACGGATGATGAACCGTGGTTCGAGACAAGGCACTACCGGATAGAGCGCAGCGATGTCGAGGACGACATAAGGGACCTGATGGCTGCCGAAGAACTCTTCTGGGAGTGCGTACATGAAGACAGGAAGCCGGCGCTGATTCTGCCGGCATAGATAAAGAAAAGGAGTAAACGATATGGAATATCTCACATTGGACATCAAGGAATTCCAGGTTCCGAAAATCGAATGGAACTTCGAAGACCTTAAACACGAGCTCACCCTGAAGATGGAAGAGCACAACGGTGTTATCTACACCGAAGACCAGCTCCCTATGGCCAAGCAGGAACTTGCCAACCTGAGGAAGCTGCTCAACACCCTGGAAGGTGCAAGGAAGGAAGTCAAGGCGAGATGCCTCGAACCTTATGACGCGTTCGAGAGGGACTACAAGGAACTGAAGGAACTCATCAACTGTCCTATCAGGGCGATCGATGAGCAGGTCAAGGACTATGACCTGAAGAGGAAGGAAGAGAAGAGGACGGCCATCCTTCAGATGTTTGAGGATGAGTACCCCGACTCACCGGTCGGCATAGGTCAACTCTGGGATGACAAGTGGCTGAACGTGTCAACATCACTAAAGGCCGTCAAGGAAGAGATCGATGCGCGGATGTACAGCATTCACGCCGCCATCACGATGATCAGGCAGCTCCCGGAATATGCCTTCGAGGCTGAGCAGGAATACCTCAGGACACTCGATTCATGGAAGGCACTCGCCTATGTCGAGAGGCTGAAGGAAGACGCTGAACGAAAGAAAGCAGCCAAGGAGAAGAAGAAAAGGGATGAGATAAACCTCGGCATCCTGGAAGAGCAGGAGACAGACGAACCGAAGGTATGGATCACATTCAAGGCGTTCGTGACCGTCGCGGAAGCAAAGACACTGGGTAAGTACTGCCGGGAGAACGGCATACATATAGAACCTATCTATGAATAAGAAGGGAGTAAATGACATGGCAAACAGAAAGATTAGGACATTCCGCCCAAGCAGATTTTGGAGCAACGTGACCGCACTGAGAGTGGAAGCAGGGTTTACACCGGTCGACACGTCAAGGATGATCGGACAGTGTGACAGTTACATGACCGCAGCAGTGACTAATGGGGGTGTACCGAACATAGAGACCGCACTGAAGATCGCGGACCTCTTCGGCACAACAGTTGAAGAACTCGCGTACGGAGCTGTCGGTCTTGAGATAAGAAGGACGCAGCTCCTGGCAGAGCTGGAAAAGCTCAACGACGAGATTAATGACGTTAAGAAGGACACTATAAAGGGGGAGAAATGACATGGCAATCACAAACTCATTAGCAAACAGGAACACAGATTCAAATACGCTGACCTACAAGGTCGGCAATGACGAGATCAAGCTCACACTGGCTACAGTAAAGAACTATCTGGTCTCAGGTAATGCGGAACACGTTACGCAGCAGGAACTCGTGACATACATGAACCTCTGCCGTTATCAGGGACTCAATCCCTGGGTCAAGGAGTGCTACCTCATTAAGTACGGTAACAATCCTGCAACGATGGTCATCAGCAAAGAGGCCTTCCAGAAGAGGGCAGAGGCCAATCCGAACTATGACGGCATGGCTTCAGGCATCATCGTTGGTTCGCAGAACGGCTTCGAGTACAGGAACGGAGCGCTGGCCCTTCCGGGCGAGGACATCGTAGGCGGATGGGCAGAAGTCTTCCGCAAGGACAGGAAGCATCCGTGCCGCGTTGAGATTTCCTTTGAGGAATACGCAGGACGCACCAAGGACGGAAGGCTCAACAGCCAGTGGGCATCCAAACCTGCCACGATGATCAGGAAGGTAGCGATCGCACAGGCACTCAGGGAGTCATTCCCCGCCGCACTCGGCGGACTCTTCACAGAGGAAGAGCAGAACGTGATCATCCCGCAGGAAGAGACCATCAGGCCACAGGACATACCTGAGGATGCGGTAGTGGAACAGGCACCGCCGGTGCCACAGGAAGTTGAAGAGGGAACGCAGCAGACCGTTGAGTCAATCCTCTTCGGGGAACAGTAAGACGCACACGCTCCGCAGGATGAGCGAGGAATATTATCACGCAAATACCAGGGGAGCTATCCTGCGCTCCCCGAAAGGGGGATACATATGGAAATCACGAACGGAAACGGCTCAAATCAGGGATTTATCGTTAAGGATGATGTCGTTAATGTCTCAAAGATAAAAGGCGCTACATGGGAAAATCTGCGCGTTTACGAGCTCCTGGGCGAAGGCAAGGAGAATGCCATCAGCAGGGGCGAACTTTCAGGCATGACAGGGTTCAGCGACAGGGCCCTCAGAAAGCTCATCGAAGAGCTCAGAAGGATGGGCATACAGGTCATTAATGACGGAGATGGCAGGGGCTATTACCTCGCCAACGACATCGACTCAATATACAGACAGTACCAGAAGGACCTCTCGTACATGAAGAACTTCTCACAGAGGATGAAGCATACGAGAAGAATTCTCAAACAGGCAGGAAGGGAAGTGTAGGGATGGCATCACGGAGAATGTTCGCTAAATCGATAGTGCTGTCGGACGCGTTCCTCGACATGCCGATGTCTGCAAGATGCCTGTACTTCACACTCAGCATGCTTGCTGATGACGAGGGCTTCGTGGGATCGCCTAAGGCTATCATGAGGCAGTGCGGAGCGAGCCAGGATGACCTGCTCCTGCTGCTACAGAAGAGGTACATACTCGGATTCGACTCCGGTGTGATCGTTATAAAGCACTGGAAGATAAACAACTACCTTCAGAAGGACAGAATTATACCGACTACCTACCTGGAAGAACTTTCCCAGCTCGCTCTCGATGAGAAAAAAGCCTATACGGAAAAGGAAAAACAGGAATGTATACAGAATGTATACGAAATGGATACAGATTGTAAGCAAACTGTATACACAGATAAGAATAGTATAGGTAAGAATAGTATAGATAAGATTAGTGTAGGTGATGGTGGTAGTAGTAGATATATACAAGAGCCCACCGACGACATCCTCGATGAGATCATCCGGGAATGGAATGATATTCCCCACACGATAAACATCAAGGCCATAGCACCTCTGACCAAGAGATGGAATGACGTTCACCTCTGTCTGTCCTACTTCGGCAATGACGGAGTCATGGATGCCATCAGGAAGGTAGCAGCGAGTGAGTACCTGAAGAAGAAGGGGAACATAGCCTTTGACAGTTACTTCAACCCTGACGCTATGCAGAAGCTCCTGGAAGGCAATTATGACAAGGACTACAGCAGACAGACCGACAGTGTCTGGGAAAGGTTGAAAGAAGCATGACAAGAGAAGAAGTGAAAAGGTATGTGGAACACATCGCTGATCTTTATGGAAGCAGCTTTAAGCCATTTGCCAGAGACCCTAAGTCAACAATAGACGCATGGTACCGAAAGCTGGAGAAGGTAAGCGTGGCTGATGCGGAAAAGGCCCTCGACAGATATTTTGAGAAGGAAGACTATCCGCCTACGCTGGCGCAGCTCATGAAGATGATTCCGGTCAAGGGGAGAGGCTCCACCGAATGGACATATGAAAAAGACCAGTACGGATTTGAGTATGTTGTAAAGGCCATCGACGAGGAACATGTTATGAGGAGACACATCCACAGGGCGGACCCCGATACTTACGAGGATGATGAGGGATACCTGTGGGCCATCAGAGAGGAGTGAATATGGCTGACATATATGTATTCTGGAATGATGACATGCTCAGGGCCAGGAAGATAGCTGACAAGGTACTCGCACTTCTCGCGATCGAGTCGGAAGACGAGGACGAGTACCTCGAGTCAGCGGATGAGTACATAACCTGGCTCGATGGGCTGAAGGACGGAGAGGAACTTGTGACAACACAGATGATAGACCTCATTAAGAACGCCATAGAGGCGAGAAAGGAAGAAATATGGAGAAGATTACGTTCATAGACTTCTTCGCCGGTGTGGGCGGATTCAGGAGAGGGATGGAACTCGCAGGACATAAGTGTGTAGGGTTCTGTGAATATGACAAATACGCAACGGCGAGCTATACGGCAATGCACCTGTGTACGGAAGAACAGCTCCGGCACCTGCTCACACTGCCGATGAAGGAACGCCAGAAAGAAATACTCAAGGAGGAATACCGCAATGGAGAATGGTATGCAGATGACATTAGGACAGTGGATGCCAGAGACCTGCCCAGAGCAGACTGCTGGTGCTTCGGATTCCCCTGCCAGGACATCTCAATCGCAGGAAAACAGCTCGGGTTTACTGGAAACCGCTCAAGCCTGTTTTTCCGAGTTATGTACCTGGTTGGACAGCTCGAAGAAGAAAAGAAGCCCACTTGGCTGTTCATTGAGAATGTTAAAAATCTGCTTAGTGTTAATGGAGGATGGGATTTCGCCAGACTTCTCACTGAGCTGGACGAGAATGGGTACGATGCGGAGTGGGAAGTCCTTAACAGCAAGGACTACGGAGTCCCGCAAAACAGGGAACGATGTTTCATTATCGGATGTCTTAGAGGAAGAGGTGGACGAGATGTATTTCCTCTCGGATCATACGACACAGAGACTCCTGAGCTACAGGGACACAAAGATCGTAACAGAGTGATAACCAATACCCTGGACACGAGGATAGATGCCGACACAAGGGGCACCTATCCGATAATCGAGGGGGGGGGTACGGCAGTCAAGATGTCAGGATACCACAAACTACCTCAAGGTGGGGGGGGTACCACAAGGGCTGAATGCAGGAAGGTCTGACGACACTCCACCCTAAGCTGACGGACATAGCAACAACACTTACTGCCCATATGCTGAAGGGCACGGATAACAGGGACAGGTCAACGGTAGTGATGTATGAAATATAAGATAATTTTGTGGGGGGGCTCGGAGACAAATCTGCCAGAGGGTACTGGCACCAGCAGGACAGGATATATGACCCCGAAGGCATAAGCCCCGCCCTCTGCAAAGACAAGGCAGATTTATTGATAGTGTTGAAAGATGAAGAAACAGATACCGATAATGGCGAGCAAGAAGGCTGAGCTCCCACCTAAGGTTGGGGGGATAAAAACAGCATGTTCACTGTGTGCCGCCATCGGCAAGTCAAGAACAACAAACCAGATGTACACATATGTGATGGTATATGAGGACGATGGGGAAGACAAAGCAGACCCTGATCAGGGGGGGGTATAAGGTGGAGCCGGTAGAAATGGATATATGTCCATGCATAGTCGCAGGATACTCCCACGGGACGGCAAGCTTTGGAATCCCTTATGTGATGGTAATTGATTATGAAAAAAGAATTTGT